AGTTTTGCTTTTAGTTCATCGTATGGTTTGAAGTTCTTTGGATCAATGACATCCTTAAGTGAATGTGACTGTTTCCAGACCTTTTCGATTTCTTCATCATCTTCAAAGAGTGCAGATGGTGAATCAAATTCGGATTTGTCATAGTTTGGATAACCTTCAAACATACGGATCTTGAGGCGGAAATTAGCACCTTCCCATAGATCAAATGGGTTAACAGGCTTTTCATCTTCAAATGATGGATTCATAAGATCATTGAGTTTGTCCCAGATCTTCTTACCATACTTGAACAAGAATACCTTGCCTTCATTTTCTGGATTACCAGAGTCTTTGATAATGTAGACGTTTGAAATGTAATGCAGTCTGCGCTTCTGGTCGCGAGCCTGTTTACGTTCTGGTGAACCTTCGTCTCCACTAGCATTCCATAGCTTAGTATTGAGTTCAGATACAGGGTCTGGTTGACCGATGGTTGTGAGAGAGTTTTCGATATACCAGCCGCCAGGACCTTTGAAACCGTGATCCCATAGACGGACGAATGGCATGTCCTCACCTTGAGGAGCATCTAGGAAGCGAATAATCGCAAAACCGTTACCTGCTTGATCTCGAGTTGGCTTCCAATATTTGCCTTCATTAGGATCAGCATATGATTTGGAAGTGATTTTTGTTAGCTGCTCGTTCAGTTTCTCGAGTGACTTTGAACGGTTCTTCTTTAGTGATTGAAAATCTACAGCCATAGTATTTCTCCTTGTATAGCGTTGTATGTGCAATTATTTTACAGTGTATCGCAATGTATTAACATTACGAGTTTATTTATTACCCGAAAAATCGTTCTTTGACAATTTCTGAAAATTTTTTTCGGTCTATTTCCAAAAATGGATAATACTTTTTGGATAGTCTGATAATATCACCTGCTACTATTTTGTCAACTATTTCGTTTGACCATCTTTGATAAACATTCGAAATATTAGCTAAAATAGTAAATGTCTCAATAGATATTTTATTTTGCAAGTAGAGTGATATTACATAAGGATGCTGACCATTAACTGGAATGAAATTATCAGCATAATTTTCTTTTAATCTAGATAGATCATCTTTAAATGTATATGTTAAGGCACCAATTCTGCCTTCCCATTCGGCAAAAGTAGTTTCACCACTTTCCTCTAATATTTCTCGTATCCATATATTTGGATTTTTAAGAATATTAGACAAGATCATATTGTGCCAGTCCTTTTTCTTCGATAGCTTATAGAAAAAGAAAACATCATTCCGTGTTGAAAAACTATCGAATGATGCTCTGACTTTACCATTATACTTCTGATAATCATAATTATCAGTGGTGAAATGACGCTTTAATGCTAGATAATCAACATAGACACGGAATGATTCATCAGTCGCATAATTTATTGTCATTTTTATCTTTTTTCACCAATTTCATGTTGATTGCTTCTGATCTAATCTTTTCTTTCATCACAGTTGATTTCTTTACAATTTCCGCAATTGTTTCAATTTCAACATTTTTTGATTTGGAATATTCAACAAGAGCATCAATGTAAGAAACACCCATGGAAAGCATTTTTGCAATTTCAAAATGAATCTTTTCGGGAGTTTGTGTTTCTATCATCCCTTGAGAACCTGTATTGAATTTAACCAATTTTGTGCCATATTCTCTACGAATAGAATAGACGAATTTTTGTATGGCATTCGTTTAATACTACCAGCAGGGCTGTAATATTCTATGTAATAGTTGGTTTCATTTTCTTGGTGTATTTCGGCTCTATATTGGCCATGGTCGCTTTCTTTAAATATAGTTTTTAGAAGCATAGTTACCCTTTCATTAATTTTTAACTAAAAATCCGATCCTAGGTAGATCTAAAAATCCTTCTGCATCGTCATAGCTAGTAATATAATCATAACCTAATTTTGTATATTTGTCAACTACTTCTTCATCGCCCTTCCAGACTGGTATCAATTCATTGTAATCTGGGTCTGGTGATGTTCGGAGATGCACTTCTATGATTTTATCCTCGATGTATTCTATATTGATCTTTTCAATATCAGCCAATTCATGGAATAATATCCCTATTTCAGGATAAAAATCAGTTTTAACCCATTTACTAAACTTTGAAAGATTTTCATCACTCTTAATACCTTGCCAACAAGATATGGGTTTCCATCCTGTTGAATAGTCGTACCATTGATATGTTACAGAATACTGATTACCTTCAAACCATTCGCACCAAAAATAACCAGGTGGAACTTTAGAATAATCACCTGCATCAATCCAAATCTTTTTGGCGCCAACACCCATGCCAGATAAATTCATGATGGGTCTTATAATATAGAGTCCGGATACTTTTGGCGCAATACTCGCTGGTCCGCAATTATAACCAAGTTGCTCAGATAACCAAAGTTTATTGTACCAGTGCCTCAAATGTGAATAGGCCTGATAAGCTTCTATGTCATTCATTTAAATCTCTTCGAAAAGAACCTTATTTACGTATCTATCTTTGTCCTCTTCACTAATGCCCATAGCCAATATAGATCTATGCAGATGTGGATTTAACTTTTGATTTCTGCAATATGTATTCTGTTTTTCTTTGTAGTCACCTAGTTTATCATATTTTCCAAGATGTTTGACATAATATTGAATTAGATCAAGACAAGTTTCAGATAATTGTTTTATCTCTTCATCTGTTCTAATATTACCAACCGCAATCATTCTATCAGAAAATATGGTTTTAGCCCAATCTGGTAATTCACGTGGTTTATTCCATTCTAAATCTTTCACTCTCTCGTAAAAATATGACATATAGTCATGATCATCGACAGGTGAATAGTCAAAGAATGAACCTGTTATTTTAGATTGACCAGCTACAATATCAAATCCTAGGATAGGTGTATTCAGAGTTTCATTAGGAAATATGTTAATGTGCATCAACCAAAGTTTTTGCGTATCACGATTATCAATTGTTTTTAAGTGACACTTACGAATATGATCAGATTTCCAATATGTATCTTTCCAACCACTGAAGTTTATGTCCTCTGTGATTGGATATTGTTCAAAATGTTCATCAAATATTTGTTCTATCTGTTTGGATAGTTCAATCAGAGAGTTCCATACCAAGTGAAGTCTCCAATTCTTCCATAAATTCTTTTATCATATTGAAACATACTTTTGCTTCATCAGCAAGACCATCGTGCAACTTTGCCCGAACCTTTTCTTTCAGTTCAGTCACATCCGTTTCAAACTGATAATGTTGACCAGAACCGGGTACAAATCGCTTGATTATTTGCCCACCTGACAGATCACCCATATGCCTTACATAAATGTGAGCTAATAGTCTATCTGGATCTTCACTTATCTTATAGATATATCGAATATAGTCACCAGTGCTTTTCAAATGGACAGGAATCTCAAAACCGTATTCACGTTCGAGTTCTTGAAGATCCTTTGCTATGGCATTCCCACGCTTGATTTCATCAATACCTTCAAGTATACCAGCATCAGATGCAGTACTTTCCAATGTAGTATACATCAAGAATTGATTGCAAAGGTAGATATAATATTGATATGGTGTTATCTCTTTTTTGAGTAACTTTTTCACAAATAGTGAACGTTCAGCATTCTTATGCTGTTCATGTGTCAATTCTTTTAGATTATTCATGGCTTACAGATATTTGTTACCTTACAATTTTCAAGTGCAATCTTAGTAAAATCTTCAAAGTTCTTAGTTATAATTTTACACAATTCGGTTTGTTTGTCAACAAAATTGTAAAGACCTTGCTTTACTCTATCATCTGTGACAGTCGCATCTACAAATTGTTTCTTGGATGATTGTATAAAATCGATCATGAAATTTATGTTATTCATGTCAAGTCTCCTATAAAAAGAGAGGGAATAATTCCCTCTCTTCTATTTATATAGATTATTCTAGTGTTGCAACAAGTTCCTGTGTTGCAGCTAGTTCTGGATCAGATACTAGACCGTATTCAGCAAGTGCACCTTCAGGACCAGCCATTTCATCACTGACAAAGAACTCTACATATTCTTTGAGACCCGGAATGATTCCTAGATGTGCATTCTTAATGTAGAAGTAAAGTGGGCGACTGATTGGATAGTCACCACTTGAAATAGTTTCGACACTTGGAAAAACACCATTGATAGTCGCTACTTCGAGTTTACTTGTATTGTTTTGATAGAAACTCAAACCAAAGACACCAAGTGCAGTTGGATTTGCATCAAGACGTGCAAGTGTTTCTGTATAGTCACCGTCAATATCCACTGCAACACCATCAGTTCTAACTGTATGGCATTCTTTTTTCTGTGCGTCATCTAGTTTTTCAACACCAAGAACTGCCTTACAGCCTTCTTCCATAACTTTTACATCAAAAACTTCACGTGTACCATGTTTGGTACCTGGGATGAATACTAGAATTTCGGTTTCAGGTAGAGCTGGGTCTACTTCATTCCATTTAGTCGCAGTGCTGGATACATGTAGAGCATTATATAACTGAAGTGGAGTCAAATCAGAAATATCAAGTTTGTCTTTATTGGAAGCAAATACAATACCATCATAACCAATTCGAACTTCGGTAACTTTTCCAACCTTTGATTCACATTCTGCCCATTCTTCTTCTTTCATTTTTGAAGAACTATTTGCAATATCTACAGTATTTTCACCAGTACCTTCACATAGTTTCTTTCGACCAGCGCCGGAACCGCCACCTTCTACAACTGGTGTTTCAAAATCAAAGTTTTCGCCAAATGACTCCGCAACAATTGTCGCGTATGGTAATACAGTCGATGATCCAGTTACTTGGATATTATCTCTTGCAAATGCTGTTGAAGCTGTTATGATTAATGCTGCACTTAGTATTAATGTTTTCATTCAAATCTCCATAATGAGAGGCTTGCACTTTGCTTCCTCCATGAAATTAATTTATACCGCAAATGTAACAGCCGTATAAAAATCATATTATAGTTTTGTAAAATTAATGAAGGTCCCGTTAAGGACCTTCTGATTTTCTTGTAGATGCTGATACGAAGTTATAAAGCGCAGTCGACTTAGAAACAACATCTTCTGGTGTATATGCAGTCGGTGCATTTTGCTGGATAAATGTAAGAACTTCAGACTCATTGTGTTTGATAGATCTTAATGTATCAACCTGTTCTTTGAACTTTATCTCTTTTGCCCTCTGTTCTGCTTCTAGCATTTCTTGTGCCATCTTCAAAACATCGAGTCGGATTTC